TCTGATGTTGTCTGGTCTCTCACCAGAAAAGAATTCAATGGTTGAGCCAAAGCCATTGACTAATAAATCTGACCTATTGAAAGTGAAGAGTCCACTCTTGGCAACTGCTCTCTCAAGATCTGCAAAGACTTTCTTGCCTTGCTTATAAACTGGAGTCACCCAAGCTATGCGGCAACCTTTATCATTGATAGCCCAGTAAAGTAGTTGGTTGATGCCAAGCAAGGTCTTGCCAAACTGCCTACCAATATTGAGAGCATAATACTTCTCATGACCATGGTTGATGGCATCATGAATCTCTCTCTGTTTGTCATGTGGTTTATAACCTTTGACTGTACTCATTCATCAAATATAGTAGGAGCATAATATATTGCAAAGTCATCTATTATGTAAACTACTTTTACTATTTTATTGTTAAATTTTTTTGGTACATCTTTATATCCCTTGCCTATATAAAAACAGTAGTTTGCATTTTTCAATGCTTTAGGAGTTACATCCCAAATGTCTTCTAATAACTCAATCATTCAAAATCGAACTTGTCTACATTCTTGGTCTCAACTTGTTGGCGATCATGCATGCCGAATTTATTCTTGGCATAGAATATACCCTTGCCTTCATTGGCCACAATGTCCTTGCCAAGAGCAACAAACTCCCCCTCGATGTTTTTAATAGTGTGTGATTTCTCTTTATTCTCTCTCAGCCAATCATACCAAGTTCTCCTATGTATTAAGTTCATCCCTTCTCTCAAAGGAATCCATATATTGAGAAAAAAGTCAATTGTTGGAATATGTCTATCTGGAATCTGAATAACATCCCCTCTTGGAGATATTGTTGACTTTGTATTGTTCAAGCATTCCTGGACATATATCCATGCCAGTTCTTCTAACTTATCAACTTGTTCTGGAGTATACGCCATAATTGGACATGATTTATCCTAACCAATATATCAATACATTAGTCAGTTTTATTACTATATATTATTGTTCGATTAATTACAATACTTAACATAAAAAGTATATGGCACCACTTTCAACTTCACCAGGATCCAGATAAGATGCTTGTATTTCTTAAAGTCATATCTGTCAAATTCTGACCTGTCTCTCTTTCTGATGTTCACCAGTCTTAGCATCCTCTCAGCACTTGAGCCAAGTTTGGTGATGTCAAACTCTGACTTGATGTTGAACTTCTCTCTGGCTTGCTCCTTGGTGAGCTTACCACTTCTCACTTGAGCAGCTAAGTAAACAATCCTTTTGTCAATGTCAAACTTCTCAGGCAGAAGGAATGAGCCCACGAATTCAGTGTAAACATTCTCACAATGCTTACCTCCGTAATCTTGCCAGTTGATAAGTCTCTTCATCTCAGCCTCCATTGTGTCTCTGTCAAATCCATAGTGAAATGGTCTCACATTCTTGATACCCATTGCAGCATAGAATAGTTGATCCTTGAATGTGAAGAGAGGATAGTTCTGGAGTCTGAGTCCAGAATACTTGTTGTAAACTGATTGGATATACTTTGCATCCATGTATGTCCATCCCTTTGGTGTTGAGCCTTCTGTCCTGAAATCATGACCATTTAGAATGTATTTGATGTTGTATTTGAATGCTGTGTCATACATCAGCTTTGTCATTGCTATGTCGTTTGGTATATCAGCATCTGGTGTGCCTGCCCAAAGGAATGCATCATTAAGTCTATCATACTCCTCCTTGTTTACAGTGTATGTGATTGAGTCAACACCTAAGAGCTTGACCAACTGAGTCATATTGTGAACAGCTTCTGGAGCATTCCAATGATTGTCAAAGTGAATGACCAATGGCTTTAAGTTCCAATACTTCACAGCTGTATAAAGTAGTGTTGATGAGTCAATACCTCCAGAGATACCCATGATGCAGTCATAGGTTTTATCTTGACCTTTGGCTCTTATCTCTCTGATGAGATGCTTAAGTTCATGAGGATTGGCTTGGAGCTCCAATTGATCATGGAGATCACAATATTCGCATTGACTCTCACCTATCTTGGCAATGGTCTCATCAAATAAACAGCGTGGACATTCTTTCATAGTTAACAAAGTTATGATAAATTTTACTAATATAAGCATTCTCAACATTCCTGGATAGATATTCAATCCTTATTGATTGACATATGTCATCCACTGATTGCCAAGGAATTGAAGCTGGAAGATCACCATTGTATATTGACCTTCTGCCCATGAGTCCCATTTCAATGTTGGTATTTGGACAGCCATCATGTGGAGTCAACCTCAGATTGAGAAAGCATTTAGAATATACATCCACAAGTTGCTCTTTGGTGAATGTATCATGACCAGCTCTGATGATTGGAATGTTGATTCTTTCTTTTATTTCGTTGATAAGTGACTCACCATAATACTCTGGAGCATTGCCAGAATACCAGAATATCTTGTCACCATTTGGAACAACTGGCCATTCATGAGGAATGACTGCATTGATTGGACACCATACTGCCTCAATACCTTTGGATGCAAGAGTCTCCAGCACTTGTTGACTCACAGCTATGTTGACAGAGTCTTGCATGAACTTAATCCAATCCTCTGGCAGATCCTTGGCATCTGAGCCAAACCAAACAATTGTGCTGGCTCCCAGATGTGTTGCCAATGTCTCAAGGTCCTCCTGTCTATACATGCCCATGAATACTGTGTCCCATGTTGCAACCTCGTATGGGGTTAAGTTGTATTTTTGAATGAGTCCTTTGTCAAGACCAGCAAGAGATTCTGAGATATGTGCTTGCATTATAATAGTTGTTTAAGTTCGTTGAAATCTTTCTCAAGCAATGCCACATCACATCTCTGTGACTTAAGAGCTCCACTCCAGTGATCAGTGAACTTATGCTTGTTATTCCATTTATTCGTTGAGATGGATAGGAGTTGCACTGAGTTGTCACATTCCATGATGCCAATATCTTGATTTGATTTGATTGCCTTCAGCCACATGGACCAGTCAAGTCCTGAACTCAGTTGAGGATTGAATGGAGTCCAGTTGATAGTCTCAAGGAATTGTCTGTTTAGAAACCTTCCAATGCCTATTGGCTCATTGTGTCTCATGTGATCCTTGTATCCTTTCCAATGGACCAGTCTTATGTGGTCAGATACATCAGCAAAGTGACAGCCAAGCATCCCAATCATTCCAAAGTTATTGCTGTGTTCCTTGCATCTCTCAATGTATTGGTCACTGCACCAATCAGATGACCCCATGAAGATGACAGCATCAGCATTGTAATTCTTTGATGCTTGGAATCCTTTGTTCCATTTGTAGCCAAGAGGATCATTGTCAATGGAGATGAATTCAACATCCATTTGCTTAGCAATATCCATTGCCTCTCTCTCATGACCTAAAACAATAGGAGTGACACCTTGCCTCTTAAGTCTTGAGATAGTTAGTCTCACAAGAGGAAATCTGCCAAATACTGGTATTGGAGCTGTGACTATCATTGTTTAATTCCGATAAAGTGAATCTTTGGCTTGAGTTGCTCACCTTCATTGACTGATGTCAAGAGCTTGCTCATTCCATTACGGATGCAAGTTGCACATCCAATGTTTAGCTTGCCATGACCAGCAGCTTTGTGCCAATCAGCAAGTTCTCTTTTTAATGGAGCATTGAGAGAGAAAGATCTTGTCTTTGAGAATCTGTCAACCTGTTGCAATAGTTCATCACTTACTTTCATAATATCTCCTCTCCTGTTAATGAATAATATAAATTTTGTAGTTCATGAAGATATTGTATGTGCTTATCCATCATTCCTCTTTCTCTTAGTTCATAAAAATAACCAATTCCAGTTGCTCCTTTATCATCACCCCATTCGGTTTCCCAAAGAGCAAATCCATTAAAATACCAAGTATCAACCGCAAATTCAAATCCTAATTTTAATAACCATTCTTTTGTTAATGGGATTGGTTTACATATTTGAAAATTAGTTCCATCTATATCTGAATATAATCCAAATTCATTCAATTTAATTGCTGATATTTTTCTGTAAACTATACCATCATAATCAGCAAACATAATTATGTTTCCAATCCTTAAATCACTTGCTTTCATAGATCAGTATTAAGTCAGAGATTAGATAAGTGATGAATGCCAAGCCAATCAGATGCCAATCAAAGAATGATGCAGCAATGACTGCTATCCAGAAGGATAGACAGCTCTGACAGCTGAATGGTTTCATATCAGGAAGATTGAAGCTCTGGAGAGCTCTCGCAAATCCTATTGGTAAAAGTATTATAATCAGATAAATCATATTTGAATTGTTTGATTGCTAAGTGAATTGTATCAAGACTGATTCCTGTTAAGGTCCTAATCTCTCTATATGTCATGCCCATCAGATGCATCTTTGTGATCTCCTTCGTGAACATCTTCTGATCATCTTCAGGACTCTGATGAAGATAGTCATCCAAGAGCTCCTGTGCTTTTGTGACTTGGTAGCTCTCATCATCTGATTGCCTTGAGTCCATATCTGGAAGGTCATCGTATGTCTTGAATAACTTATTGAATGTGGAATCTCTCCAGTTATACTGGTTGTAAGCGTATCTGGCAAAGACTCTTGGAAGGTCCTCTTGTCTGATGCTAAGCTCATGCACCAATAGATAGACGTGGCTGACCAAGTCTGAAGATATTGGATTCCCTCCAGTGATCTTGCTGGCAATGAGATAGGCTTCTTTCTTCCAAAATTCCACATTGCTAAGTTATTGATTTTTAGAATACCATTTAAACCATTTGATGTAAAAGTCCTCAGAGACCTTTGACTCATTCATGAATCTCCAGAGCTGAGTTGTGTTGACTCCGATATCTTCAGCAATGTGAATCTGTTTGTATCGATTGCTGATTCGTGACTTTGTCTCTCTGATCATCCACAGCTTGATGTTGTCATCTGGATTGTTGAGATAGATTGTTATGGTTTTCATTTCTTAAGTTTTAAGTATATGATCCAGGTGATTGCAAGAGCTACGAATGTTATGACTCCAATGGTCCCGAAAAAAAAGTATAGGCCATAATAGAATAACACTATCCCTGCAACCAACAGGAATAGTGTCAATATCCAAATAGTTATATCTTTCATCAGAATATAATTGATTCAATCTTGTAAGCATTCAAGGTATTGTAATACTTACCATTGTACTCTCTTCCTCTCAGATCGAATGTAACCTCAAGCTCTTCACCCATTGTGAACTTATCCATCTCTTGAATGCGATCATTCATCAATTGGAATTGGATTGACTGAGGATATTTCTCATCTGGAGTCTGAATAACGAAATCCATTACTCTGAACTTATCAGAGATTTGTCTTGGCTCAGATTTTAGGATGAGCTTTCCTTTTAACTTATGTTCCATTACTTATTATTTAACTGGTTAATATACTGACTGTAATACTCATTAGCTGCTGTGAGCTTCTCTTTCATCTGGTCAATGTGATGCTCTCCAGCAAATTCATATCTCAAGACTGTGATTCTCTTTGCTGGATCAATATGACTGACCTTGTGAATGAATCTATTGTCCCAGTCATTGAGCAATGTATCATCTGTGTCAATCATGCAATAGATTAGCTCTGCATGTGACTTATTTAAAAGCCAACAATACCCCATCAATTGCCATTCATAATCCTTGTTGATTCCTTCTCCTGGTGTTGCTGGCCAAGTCTCAAGAGACCAAGGTGTCTTGATGTCTATGATTGAATGATCCAGGATGATGTCTGGCTCTCCTGTTAAGAATTCATTCTCAAATCTCTCTTTGTTCTTTACATAGAATGTACCTCTCACTTGATTGACAAGAGCAATTGATTCCTCCTCCCAATCTTTACCTTTGAGCATTGGCTTAGTTGTGATGCTTGATGAGAAGCCAAAGAATTGCTCCTTTGCTATCTTTCTAATCTCAGACTTAGCTGTCTCAGATAATTGCTCTGACTTTGTCTTGGGAGCTGTCATGAGCTTTCCTAATGTTGATGGATGCCACTTCATAATTGTCCCTCCTGTTCTTTAGTTAGTGAATAGCTTGACTTAAGTTGCTCAAGAGAATACTTTCCTTTGGCAATAGCATCCAGAGCTTTCTTGAATTGCTCCTCTGACAAGGATGGATTCGGAGCCTTGACTGATGTTGTGACTGTGTTGCCATCATCATCCACAGCTTGCAATGATAACAGAGCTTGCAATGTTGCTCTACGATAGTAAGTAGTTGCACTAATCATCTTCTGTGGATCCGTAATGGATGGAAGAGTTAACCAGCTCTCCACTTTCTGACCTGAGTCAATGTCAATGATCTGAGTTAACAAGACATTATCATGGATTGGCTGGAGTAATATCAAGCCATTCTCATGAAGGATTGGCTCAACTGTCTCAAGCAATGCATTGATATCAGCATAACTTCTTTTGAAATGTGGATTTGTGGCATTCTTAACCACCTTTCCAATGTGCATCTTTGCTCTGTGGAGCTTCATGTAAAGAGTTACATGACTTAATTCATCATTTTGCATATCTATTAATTTAAATTTTTACAAATGTAAAGAAAACTTTTCATACCACAATACAAAAGAGTCAAAATCTTTTGCAATGATATATGTACCTCCAGCTTTCTCAATGGATTCTTGATATTGTTTCTGAGTATCAGACTGTCTATCATTGCCATACTTTACCTCAATCTTAACTGACCTTCCTCTGATGGTTGCCGAGATGTCAGCTGTTCCTTTGGTTGATTGCCCTGGAGTCCATTTGCCTGGTAGCTGTTTCTGGTATTCAATTGATCCTGTTCCAACTTTAATCTTTTTGCCTTCTCTGTACTGACCTTGAGATGAGATTCTCTCAGCTTGTCCTCCCAGAGCATTAATGTAAAAGATGATACACTTGGTCAGACTATTGGCTGAGCTATCCTTCCAATCAGTTAAAGGAATGAGCTCTGGTCTCATTGATGGATATTTAGTTGTCAGTTGTTCTATCTCCAGAGCTCTGAGTCTGTCCTTGTTAATTTTGTTCATAACCATTGTATTGATTAAACTCTTCTTTTGTAACTCGTTTACAATCAAATTGATTCTTATTAGTTGTGCAGTTTACCACAAAATAATGGCCTTCATCTTTCATCCTATCCAAGATGTCAAAGAGTATTGTACTCTGGAGATCTTCACCAACCTCAATAATAAAGTATTTTTGTTGTGTCATTCTTTCCATTCTTTCCATGTGTCAAAGTCTTTTAGTTTATCAAATTGTTCTTTCTCCATCTGTTTAGCTTTTATCATTAAGTCATTTATCCAAACATCAAGCTCCGAATTAGGCTCAAACCATACTTGTTTTTTAAATTCACTTAAAAACCATTCTACTGCTGTCTGTTTCATATTAAGTACTTTATTAATTCATAAACTTTTCTTGTTTCTTCCTCTGCTATTGTAATCATCTCCTCCTCAAAGGACAGATCCTCATTGTAGTGATTAATGGCCCAATGCATGAGCTCATGATATAAGTTGCATATCAAATCAAGATGACTGTTGCACCTAGATAGATTGATGAACACAAACATCCTGTCAGATACATGATATTCTCCTTCATGTGGTATGTGATTGCACCATCCACAGATATAACTGCTTTCACTTGTATTTGGATGAGCAAGACAATCTGTCTTATTCAATCCATGCATCTCCTCAACATTGTAATAATCAAATATTGAACATGGATCTGTGCTCAGTAATAGGTCATAATGGTCTCTGGTGATTGTTAGCATCTTATTCTGTTCTATATTTTAATTCAAAGTAATTATCAGCTGATATCTTATTCAACTTCATTCTATCAAAATCTCCTTTATTGTAAGCATCCTTAATTTGTTGCTCTTCAATATCCATTGCTTTATGGATGATATCTTCAAAAACCCAAGCAAAGTCATCAAATTTATTTCTTTCAGACATCTCTTGATCTAATATCTCAACTAACCATTCAACTGCTGTTTTTTCCATGTAATTATTTTTTAAATGTGATATATCTTCCTTTGCTGTTCCTTCCTTTCTCCATGTTCCATCCTTTGAACTTTCCATATTCTGCAATCCACTTTGAGAATCTTTGAGGATTCATTTCCTTATATCCATTATATTCATTCTGGAATTGGTTGAGCAATTCTGTGTTAAAGTAGTACACATCTAAGACCATAGGATTGTCAGTGATGAAATCAAAGAAATCTTTGTTTGTTGCCTGGATGAATCTCTTAGCCTCTGCATTGATGCTGATTGCATTGGTTAATCCATTTCTCAAGAATAGTTGCAAGTTCTTAACCATGTAGTTGTCAAATCTTGACCAGTCCTCATGTGACCATTGGTCAAATAAAAGCTTGCCATATTCTTTCAAAGGAGAGTTTGTTGCATTAAAGTATTGAAAGAATTCAATCTCATGCCTTCTCCTGTCATGTGATCCTCCAGCTCCAGATATGACATAGTTGGTTGTTATGACAATCTTTGGTGATCTATTGAATGGAATGAATATCTCATCCTTATTCTTTCTGTTGACTGTGATTCCTTCAGATACAATCATGAAGAGTTGCTCAAAGTCAAAGTTCTTTTTGACATCATCAAAGGCCAGAATCTGTGTATCAAGATTAACTCGCTGATAAACGAAATCAGACTTGCTTGGATTGAATGACTTTCCATCAATTTTTACTGTCTTTCTCAGATAGCCAAGAGCTGTCAACATCAATGACTTTCCACTGCCTCCATTTGGATTATCATCAATCTCCTGATCATTGAAGATAATTGCTTTTTGATTGGTCTTATCTTTAAAGCTGTGCATCAAGTATCCAAGAGTTGACTCAAGACTGGCAATCCTCTTATGGTCATCATTGCTCACCTTCTGGACCAGGTCTCTGAAATCATTATGAAAGTCAATAACAATATTGAAATCTCTGTCAATTATCTGATTCTCCCAGATATATCCATCCACATCAATATAACTCAACAGTTGAGTTGAATCCTTTGTAACTTTGATGACTCCATTTCTAAAAGGAAGAAAGCTTGCATCTTCTGTATCTGCCAACATCTTCAGATAGATTGAATCAATCATGTTCAAGTGATTCTCTGAGAATAGATAGGTTGACTTTGAGCAAAAGTTCCACACATTAATATGACCTTTCTCAATCAGATAAGTCAAGACAAAATCTTTTATCTGATCTGTGGATGATAGCTTGACTTTATTCTCAATAACTCTGACAAATGTAGGTTTCTCAGCATTCTCTGGATAGAACTTATTGAATCCATTCTTGACCAAGAATTGAGAGTATTTCAATGGCTCAATGACAACAACTTCAGTATCTTTTTTTTTGACAATTGTCCAGAACACATCATCAGAATTGGTTGCATTGTCCTTGATGTCATTTAGAATCTCACTTGAGATGTTGTGTTGTTTCTTAATTTCCTCCTCATTGACTCCATTCTTGAGCTTGAGTTTAACTCTTTCAATGGTTGACCTATCCTCAAAGTATTTAGAATTGAATTGACTTTTGCGATATGCTGATTTGATTGCACTCAACATCTCTGCATGGCTGAATGAAGATCCAGCAACATACTTTGAATGGATGTGATGCTCAGTAACATCTTGATTGATTCCATAATCACAAAAGCAACAAGCTATCTCAAAAATAAATTGATTTCTGCTACCTTCAATAAACTGATATTTGAAATTAAACTTTTCAATGAGCTCAATCTTTTTAGATTCATTTTCAAGAATACAGACTGGAGCTCTTTGAATGTATTCAAATCCTTTGTCCTCTGATATGCCATCAAAAACTTGACAAAATTCATTGTAATAAATATCTGGATCATAGGATTCAAAACAAACTCTTGAGACATCTTGATTCTTTGTATCAAAATAATCAGACTTAAAATAATCAGCATAAGCCAAGAATCTTCTCTTGTGTTCGGATGCATTAGACTTTGGTATTCTTATGACAGATTTCAATCCCTGTCCTCCAGGAGATGTGAACACTATCATCACATACGGATCATCAATCAATCTTTGTCTCTCAGCTTGCATGATATCTTCAGATGGATAGCCATCAAAGTCAAGGATGCAAAGTCCTGAATGTTCAATCAATCCATTGGCAGTTCTTTCTGAGAATGTTCCATTGAACATAATAGCATAAAGAGAATTCTTGTACTTCTTATATTCATCCGATCCATGATTAAGAGTTCTAATTTTCTCAATCTTATTGATGAGATCTGGAGTTCCTTTTTGGATTCTTGCAACCACTTCTGGAATGGTTAAAGAATACGCAGTATCCTTTGTGTTATATAATGACTTAAATACTGATATTTTCATACAACTGTTTTATGACACTGATAAAAAAAGTAGGGGGAAAGGTACAGTGTCAAACCTTTTACTGGGCAGCTAACCGCAAACCCCTGTACAAATATAAACATTTTTTTTAATTCCAAATTCATGACGCAAATTCTCTTTTATGACAGGTTTAAAAACCACTTGTCATGGCTGTAAATCAATGCAGTATTGACTTTTAATGATTTCATGACAAGATGACGAGCATTTTTTCTACCCCCCCCACAAAAAAATAAAAAAACGTAGGAACCGCTAATAAGAGAGTTGTCACCTTGTCATAGTATCCATCCTTAATTCTTTGCTTGATTATGGCCAGAGCTGTTGTGTTATGGCAATTGATAATGTCCTGATAGATAGTAGGTTTATCCTCATCTGATATCATGGACACTTTGCCCAGTTGCTTGACATACTCCCGAATTGTGCAATCATATATCTTATCCTTGCCATAATAATTGTCATGAATCTTCAATCCATTGATGACTGTTGCATGGTCTCTGTTGAATAACTTGCCAATCCTTGCAAGATGATATCCATCCTCTCTGAGAAGAGCATAGAGATAGCTCCTCTTATAAATCAGATCTCTGTATCTGTCCTTTGTGTCAAGGCTGTCTCTTTGGATGAGTTCTTTAATTCTCTCCTCCATGGTATAGTTGTCTGGACTCATCTTGTACTCCTTTAAATAAATCAGTATTTGTTCTTATCATGCCGGTTGCTTTTATGAATTCAACCTCAATCTTTGCACTATTGATGATGACGTTGCCAATCTGTGCAACAGCTTCAGCCTTGTCAAGTTCCTTCTGGAGCTCTTCAGCTGATAGTTCATCATTGTCTAATCTCTCCAATGCAGCGAAGAGATGATCTCTAAGATCATTGATTTTGTTTCTTGCCATTGATTTTTCTTTTAAGTTTTGCTTTTAATTTAATTACTTCCTGTATCTCTTGAGGAAATCTGTGGATGCTGTTCCTCTTAGCATTTTCACACATGGTCATCAGCTCAAGATTAGAGATATCACAGTTCCTTGAGTTGCCATCTTTGAATGTTACCACATGCTTGGGAGGGATTGGACCATTGGCATCTCTCCACACTTTGTGATGATATGGAATCCAATAAGAATCCTTAATCTTGTAATACAGATAAATCCTTCCAGTCTTGTCATTTCTCTCAACAATGGATCCATCTGGCTTCCAGTTGTCTGGTCTATTGCCTTTCTTGAACATTGATTCCTTGACCTTCTCATAAAGCTCTGGACTCATCTTCTTTCCTTTGTTGGCTGGTATGTGACCAGGTTTATATTGGAATGCTTTACCACCTTTAATGAGATTAGCTCTGCCAGATAAATCTGATTGCTTGAATTCCTGTGACTTCTTGAGGCCCATTGTAAAAGCTCTGTTTGCCACTTGAGAATAAGTCAAGCCAAGTTCATTGGCAAGATCCTGTGTCCTCTCGTTTGGAAATCTCTTTCTTATTATTTCGTTGATATTCATAAAACGCATCTATTGTTGTTGG